CATGACACTCTCCAATTCATTTTGTTTCATTTATACCATCCTTACCCTACCCCTTAATAACAGCTAAAGGTTTTAATTTAACTAAAACTTTAATCAAATCTAATTGTTGAGAAATAACATCTTCAATATCCTTGTATGCGCCATCAGCCTCTGAAAGATGTTTTTCTGTTCGAATTGTATGAATAATTCCTTGATCTTCCAACTTCTTAACTTCTGCTTCGTAGTTAAGTGTATTCCTTGCTGCTGTACAACTCATAGCACGCCCTGCACCATGTGAGCAGGACATAAAAGATTCAGGATTTCCAAGTCCTTCAACAATATAAGAAGAACTTCCTTGTGAGCCTGGGATTATACCAATGGTTCCTTTTCGAGCTAAAGTTGCACCTTTTCGATGAACTATTACATTCTGGCCATAGTGATTTTCCTTAGCAGCATAATTATGATGGATATTTATCATTTCATCAAATTTAGTATCTGGCAAAACCTCCAAAATACATTCTTTTGTGCGATTCATCATTAACTTACGATTAGCATATGCAAAATCAACACAATAATTCATTTCAGCAAAATAACATTGGCCTTCACCTGAATCTAATGGTAAAAATGCAAGCTGCCATTTTTTAGGGACTTTAGTGTGCCACCTTTCATTTAACTTAATAGCAAGTTTATTATAATAATCAGCAACTCTATACCCTAAATTACGACTACCAGAATGAATCATAACCCAAATATGCCCATCATCGCCTTTTTGCATCTCCCAAAAATGATTATTTGACCCGAGAGTGCCTATTTGTTTTAAGGCGCTTCTATATTCTTCCATGCAAACAAGTAAATCAGATTTACCGTATACTCCAACTTCTGAATCAAGCCCTATTCCTTCTGGCATCAAACTTTCATCCTGCCTTTTTAAATGATGTTTGAACCCAATAGGAATTTTTGCTCTTACCCCACCTTTAAACTCTTTTGGTCCGCCCATAATTCTTTTTATTGTTTGTTGATCAATTTCAGTTAAAGATGTCTTTACTGCAGCCATTCCACAACCAATATCGTAACCCACGGCATAAGGGATAATAACACCTTTTGTTGCTATAACTCCACCAATCGGAAAACCAAAACCCTGATGACAATCACTCATCAAAGCAACATGCCTAAATAGGAAGGGTAAATGTGCTAAATTCAATGCTTGTTGCCATGCACCTTCTTCGATATCAGGACACCATGATTTAATTACATGGGGTAATTTAACCTGACACCCATATTCTATATCATTATCTTGATCAAATACTTCCATTATCCCTCCTTTCTATTCTTCTACTACAAATTCTTGATACTCAAATAGATAATAATAATTCCCTTGATGCCTGCCATCTTTATTGTCTTCATAATTACACCTATTGCCAGCGCCTTCCTCTGTTTTGTGTGCTGATACAACTTTTTCGTATAGAGGATCATATACTACCCAAACAGTTTTCATCTTTTACCTTTCTATTTTGGAAGCCGGAGGAAGATTCAAACTTCCATAAACAGGTTCAAAGCCTGTTGCCCTAATCAATTGAGCGATCCGGCTATTAAAATGGTATCTTCCTACCAGCAATCCATCCTTGCTTTGCCCAATCCTTTAATTCAAATCTTGGTATTTTCTTATTTTCTCTTAAATCTAAATTATATATCCAACATGTACCATATTGACTATTGCCTTTACCCTTTTGGTGTATAGCATTTGCAACACCTATTTTATCCTTTGTTTCTTGTCTATGCTTTCTGCCATACCACCAACTATCCTTCCCTGGTTTACTACCATTATTTTGTCTTCCTTTCATAACCATATCTCTCATATTATCTTGTTGTGTGCCCAAAAACAAATGTTCCGGATTTACACACTTCGAATTATCACAATGATGGCATACAAACAATCCTTTTGGAATAGGGCCGACAAATACTACATAAGAAAGTCGATGTGCTACCCTTCCAGGTTCTATCTTATTTCTAAATACGATACCATAACCATTCCCAGAACATCCCTTATCCCACTCCCAGCAACCTATTTCCTCATTCACTATTGAGTTCTTGACTAGATAATCTTGGTACTCTTTTTTTGTCATAATTCGATACCTCCTAAGTATTAGTTACCTCTTATATTAGCAGGTATCGAACATCATGTCAAGTAAAAAATGAGCTAAACACAAAAAATAATTTTTTATGGGCTGGTGAGAGGAATTGAACCTCCGACCCACTGATTACAAATCAGTTGCTCTGCCATCTGAGCTACACCAGCTTATTTGGGGGGGGTCGGAGGGGCTTCGATCCCCTGATATTCGGGCCACAACCGAATGCGTTAACCAACTTCGCCACCGATCCCACATTCACTTTGTTATTAAATGCCAAACAAACAAAATACAACCAATTAACACAACAGCAATTCCAAAACTAAATGCAAGCTGTGCAATATTTGCACCGTTACAACCAGCAGCAATAAGCCCACAAACAACAACAATCCAGAATAATAGTCTGATGATTATCATTACATCATTCTCTCAACTTGTGAAACGACAAATCTCACAAACAATTCAGGGTGTCTATCAAACCCTCTAGTTTTATCAATGTACTTTTCATGGATCTTTTGAACTACATTATTTTTCAACTTATTTCTCTCTGTTTGGTACATATTAGCATAAGGAGTAGCCATCAATACTTCCTTTTTTAGAGCAGTAAGAATGTGTTTTTTAAACTGGGAACTATTCCACAACTCTTCGATCTTTTGAGAGGAAAGCCCTGAATTATACGAATTATGCTTATCCCAATTTGATGAATTTTTAAGCCAATCCATAAACTGTTCCATTTTGAATCTGACTTGAGCATCTACTTCTTTTTGTTGGTCATCTGTTAGCATAATTTATCCTCCAAAAATTTATCTTTAGGAAAAAGTGATTTAAACCTACCCATATGCAAAGGCGGAAAATTAGAATCCTCTTTTGCGTCTCTTTCAAATTCTTTTTGCATGCTGTTGTAATGTTCTTTTTGAAGACAGCCACATGATTTTGTAGATCCAAAACAGCTAGTCTTTACCAATGTATTATTTCCACAGTCACAATTACAGAACCAATATATTCCTCCACGTCTTTTTACTGGGCAAAGAGCCACTAATCGCCCAAATCTTTGGTTTTCAACATTCTTAAAAGTACTTCGTTCTGGTATATGTGCTCCAGAAATGTTTTCCTAATTCCATTCAAATTTTTTACTCATAATCACATCCTCCAAAAGAAAAACCTGAGAGTAGTTGGAGTCACTAAAAACTCTCCCACACTTCGCAATGTAGGAACTCTCAGGCGTAAATTCTGAATTTTCTATTTTACCAACTACCATTACCATAACATGCCCTTTTGGAGAAGTCAAGCTTTATTTTCAATATGCCTTTTTATGGCATTTATTACAAATACATATTAAATCTTTATACCAATAAAGATGTTCTCTTCCGTGATTTTTATAACTTTTATGATGTGCTACTAACTTATTTTCACTACCACATTTAGAGCATTTAAATTTACCAGCATACTTCACTCTTTGAGCAACTGTTTTCCAATATGAAGTATTAAGAAAATCTAGATAATCCATACCATTAATATAACGGGATATTTCATCCATATTAACAGGATTTAAACTACTTTTTGATTTTGGAGTATTTACATTTATTTCATTCCATTTATTTACTGGATCATCATAGGCATTCCATTCATAATTACTATTAGTTTTTAAAAATTTAGATATATAATTCATTGTATTATTATAAACAGCATCTTTTTTTATATCAACATTAAAAGTTGATTGGCATTTATTACACAAAACAACTTTTTTGTCTTTTCGCATGCTTTGGATATACTTTTGAATATCTGTTGTTAATAAAAATGCATCTTCACAAAGACATTTACTGCATTTTACGTGTATTAAATGTGAATGTGCCCCTTTTTCAAAAAGAGTTACTGTTATCTGTCTAGGAGTTTCCACCAAAATATTTAATAATTCCCAAGAAATGTCTTCAGTTAGTCCAATATAACGCTTTTTTCGTTCTTCAATAATTTCTATAATTTGCTTTACATCATTCATTTATTTTCCTCCTCCCACCCGCTATATCTATCCTCAATTTCTCTTACTCTTTTATTCACTTCCAGATCACCTGTATAAGAACCAGTTCCATACATAGTAGGATCAAAACCTGCAGGCACCTCTTTTGCCCATGTAGGCAATAAACTCAGTAGAAATTTGATATCGTCTTTAACTGTTTTTTCGTTATTCATTTATCCGATCCTCAAATTTTTTAATCTCAACTTTATAACCAATAGCCAATAGTTTGTCACTAATATCTTTCGCAGTTGCTAATGTAGAACACACACGATTTATATACATAAATATAGGATGAGTACCCTCTACTATATAGTTAAAATCCCATTTAATATAAGACGCACCATCTCCACACGTAAATTTAATAGCATCTTTAATTGTTTTGCTCATTCTTTACCCAACACAATTTTATGTTACGTATAAAACTAAACTTTCCCGTCGTTTAGCCACTTCTTTATCTTTCAATTCTTTTGCTAAGCAAGCAGGACAAACAATTACCAAACTTCCTGCATTCAGACGCGCTTTAACCAGTTTTTCCAGGTCTTTATCTGGAATACTCTCTCCACAAACAGAGCAATCAAACGTTGTAAGATTAATGATTGTCAATTACGTCACACTCCAAAGATTTTGATTCTTTCAGCATATCCCACAGTTTTATTGACTTATCATCAGCTCGCTCATAAAATATCTTATCAGGATTATCTAAATTTATGTAATGACTAAGTTCATGGTATATAATAGGTCTGAATGCTCCCCAATGACCATATAATTTCTTTGGAACAAATAGTATTACTACTTTCTTCCCATTCGCTTTACCCATTGCCCCATCCAAACTATCTCTATCTTCAGAACGCCTGCTTACTACTACCCTAAGCTCAATATCGGATAGTTCAGGGAAAGATTTTAGACATTCCTGAAATATAGCTTCTAATTCAGGTACATCTTCGTAATCAGTTTTTTCCATTAATAGTGTCACGATACTATTTTTTACCTCCACATTTGAGATTTTATATTTATAAGCTTCCGGTAATGTTATTGTGGCTATGTACTTTCTTTCAGAATCAGGTTTGGTAATAATAAGAAGTTCATTGTCGGTCACTTGCATTACAAAACTGAGTGCATCACAAATACCAGGAAAATTACCTATTACCTCTAACTTCTCTGTATCATCAAATAGGTCTAATTGTACTTCTTTAACAGCATGAACACCATTAAATGGCAGTACTGGTGATTTCTTATATGCCTTTTTCCCATATACAGGCTTAGTAGTAGAACTAATTTTACCTGTAATAGGGTATTTACTACGCATAGTTGTAGTTGGTGGTATACTCCGTATCATTTTTACTCCTTATTAGTATTCATTAAGGCCCCCAAGGTGGCTTTATTCTTGGTGCCAAACCATCTTTTATTTCGAGCAAAAGGTCTCTGTTATCAAGCAATACTTCGAGCATAGCTGATTGTAATATAAATTCAAATCTAACTTCGGGCATATCTTCCGAATCACCCTTAATTTTTGAAAATAGCTCTCCCCAAATTTCTTCTCTACTTATCATCTCACCACCTCAATAGTATAAAAGTCAAATAAACTTCGTACACGGATCACATTAGCATGAACAGGTCTGCCTATATTCCATGAGCGGTTAATTAGATAGGTGTTGATTCCTAATTCAGCAGCTTGATTTGCTGTTCTCAGTCTGTCTTCAATAAACACATCAAACCCTTCATCCAAAATAAACTTTGATTTCTCAAAAGATCTTTTGTGTACAAGATCAAAAGGTATCTTAAAATGACTTTGCAGCCACTTTAACGTAGCATCATGCCACTGTTCTTTCCTAGCAGTAACAAACGTGATCGGCCCTATGTATTTAGAAATCAGAGGAATTGCGATAACAGCATCCTTATATGGCTGAATCTGATCCATTTGTGTTGAATATACTTCACCAACTATCTCATACATAAGTGCTTCTATATCTTCAACACCTTCAATGTATGGATTATACTTATCAAATGTTACTGTATATCCTCGTTTTTCTATTGCTTTTATCATATGGGGAATGGTGCTGGCGATCACGCCATCAATGTCAATTGCAATTTTCATAGCTTACTCCATTTTTTCATTTTATTTCCTCAAGAGGACACCAAATAGGAAAACCATTTACTCGATCTGATGGATAGCAACCCCTGTTTTCAATTTGGCAAATATCTCCATACTCACAACAGGATGCAAAAGCAGGACAGCCTTTCTCACCCCCAAACCCATCGGTAGGTATCGGAGGATCACACCCACATATCTCCCAACTTTTACTGTTATTTATCTTTAAAATTTTCATTTTGATCCCCCTTCTTAAAATAACACCAAAAGAGTGATTTCTTCTTCCATTGCCTGTAAATCATCCTCACCAGTTTAGGGCATATTTCTTTATGGACCTCTTCCATCTGTTGAATAGATAGACTCATAACGTACTCCTTTTAAAGATGTTTGTCAATAGTCATTTCAGGCCATTTATACCCACATCGTTGGCAAGTACGTAGAAGATACCCATTTGGTCCCTTCCCAAAACTTGTTATTGATGTGTTCTCCTGATCAACATGATGAAATATACCAACCTTATATTCAACAAATGCATCTTTAAAAAGATATCCACACTTTGAACAAAAGTTTTTAAGTTCAAACTTTTTCATTTTTTACCCCTCTATAAGATATCCAGCAGCAATAATCCATATAACTATTATAGCAGTACTCCCAAAGACAAGTAATGCTACTTTCACACTTGTCATTACGGAAAACACAACAAACAATCCTGCAAAAAGAGTGAACAATAGCAACCAACCAATTATCTTTTTCATCTAACTCTCCCTAACAGGTAAGCCCTTAAAGCACCGATAACATTTTTTAAATCGTGGATGTTCAATCTCTATTCTTTTCTTCAAAAACTTACCACATTTAATACATCGCTTTGTTTCACTTAATACATCTTGTTTGTAGCTTTTCTTCATTTGGTGTTCCTTCCATTATAACACATAATTATAAAAAATAATCATTTTATTTCATCAAGTGGGCACCAAGTAGGAAATCCAGTCTCCCATTGATGAAAATAACAATCTCTACCATTAATCTGACAAATATCTCCATATTCACAACATAATGCAAAAGCAGGACATGCTTGTTCACCACTATCTATTGCTACATCTAGGACACTTACAAATATCGCACAATAAAAATCCACAAACTAATGAAGATGCAGTTGGACATTCTTTCGTAGCCTGTTCTTTACACACACCACACTGTAAATCTAAATGTTTTTCACAATAGTCTGTTCCTTGTATAGTAGAGGAATTACATTTCCCCACCCAAGCTATATCAAATTTGCACATATGTTTATTTATTCCTCCTGTTTAACAAATAATTCTCTCCAATCATCCCAGTTTTCTTTATCAGTCAGTTCACATCCCCAATCCATAACTGCCTGGGCAGCAATAGAATTCTGTTGATTCAAAGGAAAAAGTACTTCAGCAATAAAATCACACAGCATTGCAATAGTACCTTCAACCTTACCTATAAAAGCGTATAGCTCAATATCACGACCAACACGCTTTTCTTCGTATTTCAGAAAATGTGAAGCATCTTTGTTTGTATCAGTCGAATTATCCATTTCGTGATATGCCAAACGGATATCTGTGTGTGCAGCAATCGCCGTAGCAATATTCAATAATCGTTTTCTTACGTCTTTGTTCATTTAGTCCTCCTCTATCTTGCTAAATGGGCATAATCTTCTCTCACAACCCTTATAATAGGATACCCATAAAATTCAGTAATAGGTACTTGTCCTATATTAGATTGTGTATCGCCAACACTATCAACAGCTTACTTTCTAATAACATCCCACTGTATACTACCAATGTAAAGTCTTGGTTGTATCTTTCTATCACCAGCATGAAAATTATTGATTTCCTCAATAATACTATTAATTATATTATTCATTTATTCCTCCTCACGAAACTCACCATCAGCATCACAATGTGGTGGCGGGTATCCTTGTTTACGAATAGTCCAGTGCCTCATGGTATGATGCACAAGAAGAAAAATAACATGTCCAATTACACACAATGAAAGGAAAGTAAGCCATGGGCTATCACTCATAAATTGCCAGATATTCATTTTAATTCCTCCTTTTGTTTCTTATTTAAAAGGCATATTTCAGAGTCTCTTTTTACATTACAACCATGAGGCTCCTCAAACCACACACAATCAGGACATTTCCCATAACCATCTATTTCTTCTATTTCTTCCATTTCTTCTATTTCTTCCATTTCTAAAACCCAATTTCCTTTTGCTTTACATCTATTATGTACGCTAAATCATTCATTTGGTTTAAAGTCAGGCTATTTCTTTGCTCATAATTTGTACACTCAGTCACTGGTTCGCCTGTATGCAATCTAATTTCAAAGTCGTAGCATCGTGCAAAAATTGTTCTAAATTCACTTTTTACTAATTGCAGGTGCTTGCAATCATTACACAACCCAAAATCTTTTGTTTTGTTGTATGATGTGCAATTTTCAAAAGGATCAAACCCTAGAGAGCCTGCTTTAGCAGAAATTTCTTGTCTGATTTTATCACGATCCTTACCTTCAAAATCAGATAATTTTGTTGGTGAGCTGTTTCTCATATTTATTCCTTTCTTAATCATTTTACTCCTTCTTTCTTAATTGGTAGCCTTGGATGGATTTGAACCATCGATCTCCAAATTATCGGTTTGGCGCTTTAGACCAACTAAGCTACAGGGCTATTGAAGTGGATAATATCCAGAATCAACAAATTCCATGTACTCAGCAATGGCATTTTTGTCATCGCTGAGTAAAACAAGCTCCTCCCCTTCTGTTGATTCAAGGATTTCTTTTGCTTCTTTCTCTTTAACTACAGATTCAGTAATAAATATAAGTTTCAGTGCTTTTCCTTCTTTACCAGGTGGTGAGGCATATTTCCATAATTTTTTCATAAAAACCCCTTGGCTGTCGCAACGGGATTCGAACCCGTGTTACTGGCGTGACAAGCCAGCGTGATAGGCCAGACTACACTATGCGACATAGTGTCATTGAATTGTGTCGTGCTAACTTGTTTGTGCGACATAAAAACAGGTTTGCGCGACATAAAAACAGGTTTATGCGACAAAACGTACACCTAAAAACTCCGACTGCCCTTTTGTAAGAGTACGATTTGATGCTATTTTATCCAATGTATCACGTCCACAGGTAACAAACTTTGCTGTACACGTAGAACACACTTTAAGATCCGTACTATTACTTTCTGGTCTATAACAAAAGATACAGTTTGATTTCATGCTAACCCCTTATTTGTATACTAACATCTTGAATGTTATTATTGGGTATTGTTGTTATGATTTTTTGTTCTTCAGTGGTCCTATCTTTTCAAAGCGGAGTTCAACTCTTCCTTCCCCATCACATTGACAACACACTACATCCTTGTAAGTTTTATCGTAGAAGGCATATCGCCCATCATGATCTTCAATCAATCGAATACCACGACCTTTACAATCAGGGCAAATAATAACACACCCATCCCACAATTCGTCTAAATTGTATAAAGGCATTTATTTAGTCTCCTTTGTGATTTCAACTTTCATCTTTATAAAACTCCTCTATATCATGGACTTGAATAGGAGCATTCTTCATAGCTTCAAATTGAGCAAGAATTTCCCAAACGAATTCAGGATCAATCGGTTTCAACCCTGTACCCTTTATAGCAACGATGAAATTAGTAAGACTGCTGGTTGATGTGTAATACTCTATACACATCTTAGCTTTTTCTTGTGGTGTGAAAAATTTCATTTTATTTACCTCCCTAGTATAACACAAAATAGGCAGAAACTTCTAATTTAGTTTTACTGCATTTTGTGCATTTCTTTACTGGAAATAAACCATCTTTTAAAGTTGCCATTTTGGTACCCTCCAAAGAAAAACCTGAGAGCTGCTTGGAGCTTTGATAGTAAAGCTCTCCAATATGTCACCACAAAGGAACTCTCAGGCTTAAAGTTTGGATTTACTATCAATAATACAAGCATGGAAGATACCATATCATACTCCAAAAAGGATGTCAAGCTTTATTTTCAATGGCCACACCGTTTGCTACGACGTGGATGTCAACCATTTCAGGCAAGTTAGGGATCTGCTTGATTGCTATGCTTTTTATATGGTCAGCAACAAAAACCACACTAGTTATATTTTCCCAACGGATTTGGGGGAGAAAACCACTCAGAACCTCATAAGAATGAATCCTCAGTAGTACCTGTTTGTCCTTTAAAATAGGCATTTTTTGAGACAGTTCAACAGCCAGGGCATTACCCCACTCAATCCATAAACAATCACACCACTCCACCACCTTTTCGATCTCAGGCATTAAATTACTGTAACAAGTTCTGACTGCATAAGTCTTCTCCAACTCAGCCACGATTTCACCTAAAAACGATTCTAATCCAGGTAAACACAAAACAGCAATTCGTTGCTTTTTAAAATCATCCATTTCTACAATCGCAATATCGTTCATTTTTTATTCTCCTTTTTAGACACATAACGTTCTTGTATCTGAATCGCTTTATACATAACAGGATCGATCTCACGTGTTATGGGAATAGAAACAGAGTGTAAATCATAAATCTGCCCTGTTTTCATATTAATTCTATACCGTCTGCCTAATTTAGGTACTGCTAACTCAAAAGTATCATCTCTCATGACGACACCTAGTTGATTCCCTTCAGATGTCTCTAATAGAACACCTACATATACTTCTTTTAATAAAATAAGCCCTCTTTCATCTACATCAATATTCATTTCAAGTTCTCCTTCACCCCTATAAGTGGTTTACTTGCAGACATTTTTATTGGTAACAGGGGTCGATTAAAACTCAATATTTGTAACCACATACGACCAGTTGCAACAACCTTGATTCTTTCCCACAGCGATAGTTTCCATAAAGATGTGACAATACCATTAGCACTTCTATAAGCAGGTAATGGTAGATATTCAGGTTGACCCTCTGCAAATGTCACATTACACCCATCAAATTTAATGATGTTCATCTATTTTGTCTCCTTTTTAAGCCAGCCGTTATCCACTAAAATTTGGTAAATACATTCTGAAAATCCATTGATAGCAGGTTCGTTGTCTGTAAATACCTGATGACCCGTTGTAAAATCAACAGCGTGCAGAAGTTCGTGTATAAAAGTAACAGTAATGCCAGACTCACCCATTTCCTGACCACCACTATCCACACCCATAACCCGAATCTCTTTCATTGCGGAGTCATGTTGTCCATAACTATCAAATCGTTCCTTGAAAATATAAGGAAAAAGCACTTTATACTCATGTCCACCAACTTTTACTTTTTTAGGTAGTTTCATTCTAACTCCTTTTGTTTAGGAATTTTTAATTTTGGTGGAGGTCCTATTCCCATAGCTGGTTCCCTATGTATTGCTTCCCCTGAGTTTAAATAATTCAAGAAAAGCTTTCTGATATCTTGTCTTTCCCTTAGTTTACCAGCCCATCTCCAACAAAAAAGACGGTAAATAAGGATATCAAATTCCCAAAGTAGTTTCTTCATTTCACTGCTCCTTCGAAATAATTCGCATTAACTTTGCTGGATTACCAACAGCCACTGTGTAAGCAATAACCGACTTTGTAACTACTGAACCAGCCCCTATCATTGAATGTGCACCAATCTCAATTCCACAAAGGATAGTAGCATTTGCTCCTATAGTTGCATTGTTTCTAACAAATGTTTGTTTAAATTTATCCTTTTGTGAAATAGTTGCATTCGGATACTTAATATTTGTAAATGTTGCACATGGCCCTATAAACACATTATCGTTAATAATCACTCCCTCTGGTATATAGGCATTGTTCTGGATCTTGCAGTTATTTCCAATATAAACTTCTTTGCCGATATAAACATTGTCTCCGATGGTGCAATTTTTTCCAATACGCGCTTCTTTGCAGATATGGGAATGGTGCCAAATTTTAGTTCCTCTGCCGATAACTACACCACCATCGATGATTGCTGTTTTATGCACAAAACAGATCTCTACTTTACCACCCCCAATACCATCAGGAAAAGAGTAATGCCTCTCAGCAAGTCCTTTGCGATCCAAGTTTTCTGATGCCTGAAAATTTGCGCATTCATCACAGATTTTTTCTTCAGTTGGTATCCAACCAAGTGTTTCGCCCAACATTTTAGCATAATATTCCTCAGAAGCTTTAACTCGCACTTCGTCTGCAATTTTACGAACAGCCTGCTTAAATTCTTTTCCATTTACATCTACTGTTACTGTGACAGGACGATCTGTGATTTCTTTGACTTTGATATCAAGATTTCTAACAGCATAGACAGATAGAGCTGCACAATGGTCAAAATGTCCTTTGAGATACTTCCTTAAAAATTCAGCACTAATCCTCTCACTTTCGCAATCAATTTCAAATATTTGTTTCATTTTGTTCCCTCCCTTAAAAAATAACGTGCGGATCAGCCGCGTTCAGCCACCTTTTCAATCGGCTGAAACTGCTGGTTAGCGGTTGCTTGACAAACATACTCTTTGAATTGTTGACAGTCCGGCATAAACTTATCAAACATATAGCACCATCCACCATCAGTTTCTCTGTGCCGATGGTCACAACCTCCACATTTGAAAACATCTGGATCTCTATTAAACGCCTCTAATCCTCCAGACATGATTTTCTCCTTTCTAAGTAGATAACAATTTAGTTCACAGGTTTATCCTATGAAACGATCAGTTATCAATTTCTTTGTTTCAACATCCTGTCGTATAAAACTACATTTACAGCGGCGGCAAGGTTCATGCATCCATTTGTGGGAACCATGATTCTGTCCCGACAAAATGAAATTATTCTACGACCTAAAGTGGCGTCCTCTGCCCCAAAAATATAAAAAGCTCTTTCAGGATGAGTATAATCCACCAGAGATATAGCGCCTTCAATCAAATCTACAGCTATGGGGACACAATCATAAGGGGTAATTGTATGCAAATCACCAACTCGCAAAAACGGTATGTGGCGATAATGCTTCATCGTGTCAGTGGGACCAGTATCAAATCGGGTGCCAGTGCAAGCTAAAAAAGCCGCACCATAATTTCCAACCGCCCTCATTGCAGAGCCAACATTTGCAGCTGTTTTTGGATTATCTAAACCTATACAAGCATAGCCTCTCATTTTAGTTTAGCCCTCCTTAAATGATAACGTTGAGTTAAGAATGTGGCCAGATGTTTTTACCGACCATCTTTCTCAAACGGTTGGTTATGATTTTCAAAATAAAAAACAATCGGTCTTTCTGTTATTTCTATTTGATCAAACCGTAAGGCTCGATCAAACTGGGCATTCTTCTTTAATCTCAACACTTGTTTGCCCAATTCACCCCGCCACATTTCCGGCCTCATGGCATACTTATGAATATTGCATTTAGCACATGATGGCATTAGATTTTCAAACCTGTCCGGCTCTAATCCTGGTTCCAAATGGCTTAAAAACTGTGGCCAGTAGTGATCAACTTGCATTTTCCCGAACTCCATCGCACGACCACAATAAGCACAATGACCATCATACTTTTCATACACCGCTTGTCTGTTTATCTTCATATCTCTAAGGGTATAACGCCGGTATCAGCCGCGCTTTTTAGCCGTCTATCTCGATCTGCTTGTTAGCTGTTACACCAACTCTAAGGTTAGCCTCTTTTTTTTAGGATTTGACATAATAACCCTATATCTCAATCCATTGATTTCACACTCATTCCCCCTTGATAATAAATTCCCGACCTTTACATAATTCACTTCGGGATCTTTCAACTCTTCTTGAAGGTCTTTATAACCCTCCACAACTTTTGAACGTATTATTTCATCAAATTCATTATAGCTTTGCATTTTTTTCTCCGTTCAGCCGTTCATCGGCTGTAGCATTTTGTTAGCCCTGCTCTTTTTAGACAGGAGCTAACGATTAGTTAAGAGGTGCGAAGCATCCGTCTGAAACGGCGTGTTAGCCGACATCAGAAGCGGTTGCAAAGGCTCGTTAAAAGTCAATACTTTCAACCATATCTTGCCAATAAAAAGAATTTTTAATCGTTCCCATATAGATGGTTTCCAACAAGTTACGATCTCACCATCTGGCATTTTCAATACCAGAAGTGGCCTATATTCAGGTTGATTCTTTGCCTGTGTCATATTGCACTCTGAAAATTTTACGATGCCCATGTTCATATTGTTCCTTTCGGCCAACAAGCAATTATATAGATCTGTATAACGCATCATTTGTTATGTTATATAGGTAACTCCCCCTCTTCGCCGTACAGTTAAAATCATAAAATTTCACCGATCATACTAAAACCTCCGTAATTCTTCAC